GGCTTGNCNTCTGCGGTGAAGCCGACGAACTCGGCGAGCAGGCCCTGCGCGAGCCAGTAGGCGTGGATGTTGGCGAGGATGTCGGCCGGCAGGTCACCCACCCACGTCGAGTAGGGCTTGTACAGCCGCTCGCGCACCTTCTGGGCACGCTCCGAGCCCGCCGAGCGGATGCGGATATAGGCACCGTCGCCGAACTCGATCTTCTTGCCGTCCTCGTAGAGCGAGAGGTCGACTTCGAGTTTGCTGAGATCCATCTGGGTTGTCCTCTTTGCTGGGATAGTGGCGGCCGGACGCCCAGCACGCCCGGCCGCCTGTCGCGCGCGCGACGTTCGGAAACCCTTGCGGGTGCTGGGGAGACTGGTGGTTAGGCGGCCATGCGATCGATCTGGATCGAACACGAGTACGTGCTGCTCGGATCGGCCATCGCCTGGAACTGCGCCATGGTCGGCTGGTTGGGGCCGCCCACCGTCACCGTCGAGGTGCCGAGCACCGCAACCGGGATGGTGACGATGTAGGTGTTCCCGGCCGTGTCGGTGACGCGGTACGAGAACTCCTTCTCCGTCTCGGCCTTGTAGGCGTCNTACAGGTCGTAATCGGCGAAGTAGATCTCGGTGGTGAAGCCGATGTTCAGCCCGCCGACGGANCCCACNCCCTGCGCNGCGGCGCTGCCGAGNGCGTAGGCGAGCGCGGCGCCGTCGCGGGTGATCGTGGTGTTNANGTTCATGATCTTCGACGTGCTCGCCGTGCCGTCGATGTTCAGCGAGGCGAAGTGGCCGACGGTGTTCATCACCTTGGCCGTCGGCGCCGCGACCGGGTTGGAGCCGACCTCGGTGGCCGCCTTGGTCTCGCCGGCACACAGCGCGTCCAGCGTGCCGGAGAAGAACTGCCCGCGCGCGGCGTTGATCTGGCCGCCCGTGAAGAACGTGCCCGGGTAGATGAAGCCGAGCGAGGCACTCCACCGCTTCTGGATGCTGAAGCTGTTGAACACCTTGGCGTTGCGCAGCATCGAGCCGGTGATGGTGATCGTCTCGGAAGTACCGCCGGCATCGGCCGCCGGGCTCGGCGCCACGGTGATCGCGGAGCCGTCCGTCAGCTTCGACAGCACCCGATAGTACCCGTTCGCGCCAGTCGTCGAAAACCCGGCGACCTTGATCCACTGGCCGACCACCGCATCGTCGAAATCGCCCGCGACGCCCGTGAATGTGCCCTGGCTACCGTCGGTCAGGGTCTGCGCCGCGGCGATGCCGACTGCCGAGATGGCGAGATCCGAGGTCCAGGCGCCGGTCAGCAGGCCCGCCAGAAGGGCGTCGGTGTTGCCGTAGCTGATGCCGAACTGGAGCGAGCCGCGGCCCTGCACGTCCTGGGTGACGGCGGCCGACGACTGCCAGTCCGAGCGGATCTCCGGGGGGCGGGTGCGGTTCTTCTGTTCGGAGAAGCCCTCGCTGTTCACGCGGAACTTCTGGTAGGCGCCGGAGCCGGTCGGGGACGTGCCCCAGGTGACTTCCGTGGCGTAGGAGAGTTCGAGATCGTTGGAATCGGTTCCAGCCAAGTACGACGCGGTCGGCATGACAGCCTCCTTTCAGGGGACGATAGGGCGCCGCCCCGAGCGGGCGCCGTGGTGGTGCGGATGGAGGGATGCGGTCTCAGCCGACCGCGAGCAGGCGGAACGTGATGCCGTAGCTGACGCCCCAATAGACGCCTTCGAGGCCGGGGATCTCGCGCTCGCCGGAACTGCCGCCGAGGCGTTCATCGAACCGGACGCCGTTGACTTCCTGGCCGCGAAACAACTCCCACAGGGAGTCGGCAATGGCGTCGGCCGCGTCCGTCCCGGCGCCCTGCGGGGTGAACGTGTGGGCCATGATGGCGCCGGTCTCGCTCCACATCGGGCTATCCGGGGCGCCGATGTCAGCGCGGCTTACCGCCGAGCCGGGGTAGGCGATCATCACCCACGGGCCAGCCGGGGGCGTGAAGGTTACATTCGGGCGTTTGATGGGGGCGGTCGTCTCATCCCATCCCGTCAGGACGGCTTCGACAGCAGCCTTGACAATGGCGCTGGTCATATCCGGCCGTCTCCCCACGCGCAAAGGGAGGGGAAGCTTTCGCCGCCCCTCCTGAATTGCAGTTTCCTTGCCTCGCAGAGGTTCACCAAGCCACGCGTGGCCAGACTATGCAAAGCCGCGCGCCGCGTCGGCTCGCGTCGCCCAACAATGCAGGGCGGCGCTTCGCCGGGAACTCAATGTCTTGATGAAGTGTCTCTAACTACCTTGCTTTGCATCACAGGGCTGGGCATGGCGTTGGCACGCCCGGCTTGACCCCGCCGTGCGCCGTCTACGCCGCCGCCTTCAGATCCTCCGAGGCGACGACATCCCACTTGGTCACGACGAACCGCCCGAACGGACCCTTCCGCTGCGGCCGGTAGTCGCCGAGACCGATCTTCTTGCCCGCGTCGTCGATCACGCTGCGGATCATGTTCGGCGTGAACATCGTCGTGTCCACGTCGATGGTGAAGGTCGAGCACCACGCGTCCACGCGCGGGCGGTGCGCCATGATCCGGCCGCCGGTCGACGGGATGACGACGGAACGGCTGTCGACCTCCCATTCCGTCAGCGGCTCGCCGTTCGCGTCCGTCAGCAGGCAGACCACGTCGTCGACCATCATGCCGGCCGGGATGAGGCTGGTCTTCATCGTGGTCAGCTTCGACTTGCCGGCCTTGTGAAACGTGCCCGCCGCGATGATGGCGGCGAAGATGTTGGGGCCGGGGATGTACAGCCGGCCCTCGGTGTCGGCATAGCGCTTCGGCGTCGCCTGTTCGCGCGGCGTACCCTTGTCGCCCCGGAAGGTGACGGCCGTGCCGCCGGAAACGGCGACCTCGCTCGCCTCGGTGAAGCGGTTCATCAGGAGGGGCGCGATGCCCGTGATGGTAACGTTGATCTTCATGGTTCCTCGCTAAGGTTTGCCTTGCAAGGCAACGCCCTGGCTTACAAAGCCAAGCCCCGCCCTGCCATGCAGGTTTACAATTCTTACCCTAGCGTATACGTTAGTAGCCGTCCACAGAAAATATACGGGACGGATAAAATGGTTTCCCCTACAGCCGTGTCTCGCTACCATGCGGCCATGATCACGCCCGCTCAGATCCGCGCCGCTCGTGCCTTGCTCGGCTGGAAACAGACCGACCTTGCCGCCCGTGCCGGCGTGTCCGAGATTTCCATCAAGAACATCGAGCGCGGCACCACCGACGCCCGGTCAAGCACCCTGTCGAAAATCGAGACCGCGTTCGCGGAGGCCGGGGCGATCTTTCTGGATCCCGGAGTGAACCGAGACGGCGGCGCCGGCGTTCGCCTTCGCTGATCGTCATCGGCGCCTCTTGGGCGAAAGCTCGATGTAGGGATAGCGGTTCTCGCGGGAGGCGGTGGCCCCGAGGAAACTGCCGTAGCCGAATTTGACGTTGACGATGTTCCCGTACTTGGCCCGCACGATCGCCGTGGCGACCTCGAAAACCCCATCGGGCGCCTGCTTCTTCGACCACCCGGCCTCGATCCGACGCGCGTAGGCCAGCAGGTTGACGAACGTCACGACATCGTCGGGCTGAACGTCGACCGGCGGTTCGCGCTCCTCGCCGTTGACCAGCAGCAGGTGGCGGTCGCGGTACACGATTTCGTCGATGGTCTTGAAGTTCTGATCCACCGGCGAGAGGCCCGCCAGCGTCTCCCACGTGAAGTCGATCGCGGCAGCATGGACGGCGAACAGCGCCACCACCACGCCACCAGGCCGAACGGATTCGATCGCAGCACCCCGGCGGCCGTCCACGATCGTCTCGTAGCCGATGCGCTGCCCGGTCGCCCGGTTGTTGATCGCTTCCGCCTCGCCGATAGCCTCGCGCGCGAGCATGATGAACCGCTGCCGACGGGGCTCGCCGGTCAGGCGCTCCCGCAGCCGAACGACAGCCTCGCGAGGCTTCAGGCGAGCCATCAGCCGCGCACCTGGAGATCCCACGCAACCGGCACGCCGTCGCCGTAGACCGCCGTTGCCGTGATGACGGTGAATTGCCTGGATTCGAAGGTGGCGCGGTCGCCGGCCTTCGGGGGCTCCGACAGGCTGGCATCATCCAGCGCGTCCTCCAGGATCACCACGCGCCGGTCGCCGACCTGGACACCGCCCGCGACCTCGTTGGCCGTGTAGCCTGCGATGGCGGCGCGGACGCTGTAGTCGCGGCTGAAGGTGAACGTGACCGCCGCATCCTCGGCAGCGTTTGCCGCGAGAACCGGGGTGAAGGTCACGCCCGTGAACGTGCTCGACGACGCCGTGACCGGGGCCGCGACGGTGTAGACCGTGGCGTTGCCGGCGATGGTGAAGGTATCGCCCGCCAGCAGCCGGCCGACCGCGAACGGCGCGTCGATCGTGAGCGCGGAAACCCCTGCGAGCGCCGCCGTCTTGACCGCAAACGAAGTGCCCTGCGGCGGGCTCTGCGTCGTTCCCGATCCGGTGACGCTGCGATAGGTGACGGTCGCCCCCCAGGACGTCTCCAGGCACCACATCAGCTTGTCGGCGTCGCGCTCCACCGGCTGCACCGCGTCGACCGTGTAGGCGTCGCCGCCGAACGTCAGCACGTCGCCAGCGGCCGGAGCCGCGACCTCAGCACGACGGACGTGGAACCGGGTGCGGTCCACAACCACCCGGATCGGCCCCATCTGCACAGGCTCGCCGCCGCCCTGGCGGATGACCCGGCACGCTGCGGCCGATCCAACGGCAGGCGTGAACGTCGAGAGGCGCCCGCGAGCCTGGAATAGCTGCCGGACGTGCGGGGTGAAGTCCATGGCGAGCACTTCCTCGATCGGCATGAAGGGGAAGCACGTCAGCGCAGAGCCGGGCGTGCAGTTGATGACGCGGACGCCGGCCGCTTTCAGAGCGACGGCCATGCGCTCGATCGGCGGGATGAACCGCTCGTAATGCTTGGCTTCGGGCTCTTTCAGCGTGCGGCCGTGCCAGTGGCCGGTGGTCCGCATGTCGAAGCCGAGTAAGACGATCGTCGTGGCGCCGAACAGGTGCGCCAGGTTGATCGCCGAGCCGCCGGTATCGACGGGCTCGCCGGTCTTTGTCGGGTCGGTGGAGAGCGCGTTTCGCGGGTCGCGCGGCAGGTGCTTGACGCCGGCTGAGATAAGCGATGCCTTGATCTTGTCGGCCAGCGCCGGGGGCGTGGTCGAGTACCGCTCGTGCAACTGCGCCCGGCAGACCTTATGCGGCCCGGTGTGTAGGTGAAGCCGTTGCCAGTTGGCGTCGGTCCACTGCGGATCGCACCAGTAGAGCACGTCGGCCCATGGCGCGAGGGTGAGCCCGGATTCCTTGACCGCGATGACACGCCCGCGGCCCTGGATGATCGAGGCGTCGAAGCCCTGAAGCGAACGGCCGCCCCCAAGGACGTAGGCGGGTTGACCCACCCAGTCCCGAGGGACGGCCCAAGCTGCTGGCTTCACCGGATCAGGTGCGGCGGCCCGCGATCAGCGCCCGCGGACGGGTGCAGATGTCGAGCGCGTTCATCTGGGTATCCAGATGCACACCCTTCCCATTGGGCATGACGTACTGCTTCATGTAAAGCCGCTGGCCCATGGTGTTGACCGTCTCGATGTAGTCGGCCGGCGCGTAGTAGGTACGGAACAGGCCGGGAACGCCGAGCGGGAAGATGTGGCACTTGTCGGTGTTGATGAAGTCGGTGCCGCCGACCGAGCCGCGGTAGTTCTCCCACATGATGCCGCCGAACGGGAAAGCCCCGTAGGAGAGGCCGCCCTGGACGTAGCCCTGNCGAAGNTCCGCCGCCGCCGTCCANCCGGTGTAGGTCNCGCGGACCTCCGNNTGGGCGATCAGGTCGTCGAAGAACGCATCGCCGCAGAACGCGTGCAGACCGGAGAACGG